GCCGCCCCCATGACGCTGACGACCACCAGGTCGCCAGCAGCCGCACCCGCAGGCCACGACGCATTGCCGGACCCGGAGGCGAACGATGAGGACGTGGTGGAACGGCGCGCAACAGCCACGGTCAGGCCCTCCTGATGCTGGTCACGATGCGGGCCTCAATCGTGTCCGCGAACGCGTCCGAACGGCCCAGCTCTAAGCGGGCGCCGTCGAGCGCGGCACGGATGTCGGCGGCGATATCCCCCGACTGGTAGCCCATTCCCGCCCCCGAGTTTGGCGCGGAACTTCCCACCCGGCCACCGGTCGCGTACCCCTGCAGCACTTCGCGGGGGATGCGCGCCGCGTTGATCGCGGACATCACCCGGTCGCCGTAGTAGCGAGTCGATGGCCGCTGAATCACCCACTCGTCAGGGGTCAGCAGCGACGGCACCTTGTCGTCCCGGTCATGCGCGGCAAAGCCCGGCACCTTCGACCCGTGGGCGGCTTGGAACTTCACGCCGCCTGCCGTCGTGTAGACCTTCAGCGCGTTGGGCAGCGTGCCCCATTTGACGTTGACGTGAATGTCCTTGGACTTGATGAGGCCGAGCTGATCGGCCAGTTCCTTCGCCTTATCCTTCGACATACCCATCGATGTCGCGGCCTTGATGAAGGCGGTTCGGCTCTTGTCCATCGCAGTCTTCACGTCATCGGAGGACCGGCCCGCTTCCTCCATCGACTTGACTACACCCAGCCCGGCGGTGGCGATCTGGTCGAGCGCCGTCCGGTTCTCCCGGCCCTTCGTCGTCCCGATGTCGAGGCTCTTGCCGTTGCGCTCGACTGCCGCCGTGGCGCCGTCGATCGCAGCCTCCAGACCGATCTGGGAGCCACTGAGGGCCAGTTGCGCGGTCGCCGTCTTGGCGATCTCCTCCAGGTACTCCTTCTGCGCGGTGGTGGCCTTCTCGGTCGCCGTGGTGGCGCTCGTCGTCGCCGTGGTGGCGACGCCGGTTGCCTCAGCGATCCGGTAGGCCTCAGTCGTCCCGCGCGCGTAGGCATCCGCTTCCAGCCCCAGCGACTTCTCCAGCGTGTCGGCGGCGATCGCCTGCCGTTGAGCCTCGGCCGATAGATTGCTGAAGTCGGACGACATCGGGCCGGTGACAGCCAGGATCTGATCCATCGCGGCCTTATTGCCAAGCGCCGCATCAGTCACAAGGTCGAGGCTGAAGCCGAGCTGCTGAGCAGCCTCCAACGCCCCCGACTTGGACAAGTTGTTAGCAGCGACGGCGCGCGTGTTCTCGCCGATCGCCAGGGAGTCGAGCTTAACGGCCTGGGTATAGCTGGTAATCCGGGCCTCGGTATCAGCCTGCGCCTGCGCGAAAATGCCGTAGGCGATTGAAGCCACCGTCAGCGCAACAGTCAGGATGCCCATCGAGGCTCCGGCTATCTTCATCTTGGTGGACATGCCCGCGGCCGCGTCCCCGATCGAGGACAGCACGGCCCGTGCCGACTTGACCGCCTCCATCGCCTTACCGGCCAGCACCACGCCGCCGATCGCAGCCGCCACCGCGCCCAGGGCGCCAGCCAGCGGGGCAAGGACAGCCATGTTCTCGTTGACGAAATCGAGGAAGCCGATGCCCGCCTTCTGTGCGGCGGTGATCGCCGGCGCCAGCTTCTGGCCGATCTCGGCAGACAGGTTCGCCGACTCGGCAGCCAACGTCTTCTGAACGTTCGCCGTGGACTGACTCGTGCGTGCGAAATCGCCCTGCGCGTCGGAGGTCTGCGCCAGGATCGCAGCCTGAGCGGCCAGCACCTTGACCTGAGGGGTCAGCCCCTCATCGGTGGTGGCAATCAGGCCCATCTTCATCGCCTGTGACCGCAGGGTCGCATCGTCCAGCAGCACCCCGAACTTCCGGATCGGCTCCATCTCGCCACGCAGCGCCGACCCGATCGCCTCGATCGCCTGCTCCGGGCTGGTGCCCCTGAAGGACGCCATGTCACCGGCAAGGGAGGTCATCTGAGTGGCGAACCCGGCCAGATCCTTACCCGCCAAGCCAGCGCTCTTGCCGTAGGTGCCGAACGTGTTGGCGGCGTCGATCACCTGCTGCTTGCTGATTCCGATGGTCTGCGCGGCCGTGTTCGACTGGTCGATGATGGTCTGCATCGAGTCGCCGAACACGACACCCGCGGCGGCCGTCGAATCCTCCAGTTCGGCGAAGGCATCAACCGACTTGGACACGAATGACGAGATCGCCCCGATCGAGGCCACCGCAATCAGAGGGGTGGCAACCGACCGGAACGTCTCGCCGAACGTCTTGGACAGCTTCTGGCTCGACACGGACGCTTCGCGCTCCACCGGGCCGAACGCGCCCTTGGTGCTCGCCTGCACCTGCCGCTTGATGTCGGAGCCGAACCCGTCGGCGAACTTCGGGTAGATGCTCACGTACGAGCTGGCAACTTCTCCCATGCGAGCCCCCTTCAGATTTCGGCGCGGAACGCGGAATGGGCCATCCAGAAGTCGTCGGCAGCCCGGTCGGCAGCCAACTCCTCAGCGGTCGGCGGAATGTCGGACTCGGGCCACTCGGCCTCAATCCCGAGCCGGGCAAACGCGGCGTGCCACGACTGCACCTTGATCCACGCCTCACCCGACACGGGCCAGCCAAGGACCGCGCCATGCACCCGTGACAGCGGATCGGACAGCAGCACGCCCACCAGCAGCTCAGCCTCAGCCAAATCCACCGGCCCAGACAGGCTCAGGCCGAAACGCTCCCGGAAGTCGGCGGCAAGCTCTCCCCGCTGCCCGTGCCAGCAGGAGAGAAGGAGAGGTGTTTTCCCAGGCGCTCATCGAGCGCACGGCCCCACTCCCGAACGACCTTGACCGCGAACGCCGAATCATCCCCCTCGATCACGGCGACAGCGTCACGGGCCGCAGCGGGCATGATCTCGTCACGGGTCACCTTGAACCCGTCAAACCACGGCGTTTCCGGCGGGAGGTCCAGCCAGCGTTCCAACGCAGGCATGGGCACCTTCAGCGGTAGTCTCAGCGTGGTCTTGCCGTGGGTGACGAGCAGTTCGTCACCCACGGACCGGATCAGGTCTGCCATCAGGCGACCGTGTAGCTGACTGCCGGGGACGCGCCGTTGGTGGTCGTCACGATCACGTCAGACGCGGCGACCGCACCAGCCGGAATCTTGGCGATGATCTGCGTGGAGGTCACCAGTTGCGGCGACACGACGGCCACGCCGTCGATGGTCACACCACTGAGGGTCACGCCCGGCATGCTGAAGAATTGGCCGGAGATCAGCACCGTGCCCGCGACCGCGACACCGGCCGGGCCGATGGACAGGATCAGCGGCAGCGGGGCGGCGGTGTCTGTGATCCATGCCTCGCGATAGTGCTTGTTGGTCAGGTCGTCCGAGCGGTCGATCAGCCACGTCACGGCGGTTCCGGTGATCTGCCCCCGCTGATTCTTCGCGGTCTTGATGGACGCGATCTTGGCCGGGGCGCAGATCCGCTTGATCCGGTAGGAGCCGTCAGCCATGCGGTACAGGTCCTCGTTCCACAGGACACCCTCGACCACCTGGTCGACGTCGATGTCCTGCACGCCGGACGACACGGCCACGCCGCGAACGGCAGCGCGGAAGGTGTCGTCGAACTGGGCGAAAGTCTGAGTGACCTCCACGGTACCGGTGCCCGGATTGATCTTGTAGCCGGTTTCGTACAGGTCGATCAGGCCGGCGGGCGACTCGGCGAGTTCGGGCGCGCCGTCGGAGGTGCGCAGACCCAGCCGGACGAACGCGGCGGCTGGCGAGAACGCTGCATCGCCCATGTCTGCTTGGGACGGAACGGCGGTGCCCTTCAGCGCCCATGCGGTCATGCCCTTGATAGGGGTGGGGACAGCGTTGATATTGAGACCGGAAGTGTCCATGATTCTTGCCTTTCGTGGTTACAGGGTGACGGACTGCCCGACCACGACGAGGTCGGCTGACAGGTAGAACTCGACGCGGCCAACAGCGGCCAGCGAATAGGGGCCACGCACCCGCTCACACGTAGCGACAGGCGACGGCGGCTCATAGGAGAGACGCAGCAAGGCGGCGACCCGCTGCGCCAGTTGGGCGGTCTGCTGGTGCGTGCCGTCCGGGCCGATCACGGTCACACCCACCGAACGGGCAGCGGTAACCATCGACTGATCCGGGCCGGAATCGTCACGGACCACCACCGCGAACCCAGGCACCCACGACGGGGCCGGGAACCGGCGATCCACCAGCGGCGCCCATGTGGTCAGTGCGGGGCGTAGTCGGCCACACAGCCACAGCTCAAGGTCGACATGCTCGACCGTTTCGGCGGTCACTGGCCCAGCGCCTTCGCCAGCGTGCCGTGCCGGGACTCAACCTGCATGCCGTACCCGATCCGGGCGCCCACGACAGAGCGCGCCCACGACTTGATCCCGGTTCGGGGCTCTACCCAGACGCCGATCGACGCGCCGTAGTCGCCGGACACCGCGAATGTCGCCGCGTCGGCCCGCGCACGCTCCGCGGTCGCCTCGGCGAGCGGCTTGCACACCTGCTCGTTCGCGGCGTTGGAAATGTCGATGAGTTCGGCCATGTTCAGCTCGAAGGTGCCGGCCATCAGCCCTCCACTCTGCGCAGCGGCCACGTAGACCCGGCCTGCCAGCCGGTGAACGGATTCAGGTAGTCGGAGCGATTGCCCACGACTTCCCACGTGACGCCGTTGACCAGCACCCGGTCGGAGGCGGCCACGTCAGCCCCGTACGGCCCCATCAAGGTCGGGGTGGTGGTGATCTGCTCCCGGTTGACCGTCGAGGCCTCCACGGACCCGCCAGGGTCCACTGCGAAGCCCTCCAAGGCCATAGGGACGGCAGCCGTCCAGTCCCTGTTGGTCGCGGCACCCGAGTAGGCATCGACTGCCAGCGGAGCGCGGAGACGGGTGATCGTGGCACCGTGGGCGAACATCGGCCCCCCTTGTCGATACGCTCAGCACATGAGCAAGTCGCGCGCGTTGATGTCGCTGAGTGGTGGATTCATGGCCGGATGGTTGGCGGCCTCGATCGCCTCGGCCACGCTGTCCGGGAGCTACCGGGGCGAGGTGTCCGCCGCCTTCTGGGCAACCCTCGCCTGGTTCATGCTCGGCGGGGCCATCCTTGCCACCGTGGCCGCCGTGGCGACCTATGAAGCTACGGACAGCCAGTAACGATGATCTGGGGCAGCGCCGGCCAGTACCGGTCGAGCGTGTCCTTCTCGCCCTGCGCAAGCCCGGCCTGAGCCTTCCATGCGTCCCAGCCGTAGCCGACACTGAACGGCCCGGCACCCTGGGTTTGCACGCCCTGCGCGATCGCATCGGGAGCCGCGCCGAGCCGTGAAGCAACCTGACAGACCAGCTCGGCCAGTTCGTCCGGCAGTTCGGCGAAACCGTGCGAGTAGACGACAGTCACCACGTCCAGAGAATCGACGGACAGCACCGACCCGGACAGTTCCCACTCGACCGCCAGCCCGTCGACGGTGACCGACGTGACATCGGTGACGGGACGTTGCGGCAGTCGGAACGCTGGGCCGTGGGCGGTGATCGTCGATGATCCGGCGGTCACGTCCTGCTGTAGGTGGCCGCGGATTCGTGCCGAGGCGCGGCGCAAAGCCACGTCCGACACGTCGAATCCCCACGCAAGGGCGGTTGCGCTGCTGACCAGCAAGGGAAGCATCGAGCCGCCTTTCGTGAGAGGTTGAGCACCCCCGGCCGGAGCCGTGGCCGGGGGTACTCAGGGGGTAGGTCAGGACAGCTTGACGGTGGCCGCGCCGAGTGCGGTCGGCCGCGTCACCTTGCCGCCGTACAGGTGCAGGCCCTTGAGCGCATCGGCGAAGCGAGCCTCGGGGCGCAGGGCTTCCACGCTGGCGAGCTGCTGCGCGTAGGAGATTCCCTCGGACGAGCCGAACACGACCGCCTTGGTGTGGGTCGCGCCCGTGATGGCGATGTCGGCCACCTTCGCCGAGGCAGTCGAGTTGGTGTCCACGGTCGCCACGGTGCCGGTCGCGTCAACGGCGGTCACCTTCGCGCCGCCACCGATGCCCGTGCCGGTCACGACAAGCCCGATGTCCGACTGGGCGAACGTGTTCGCATAGTCAGCCGTGAGCGACTTCGCGCCGTTCGCGGTCGTGGCAGTGATGCCGGTGCGCGGGCCAAACGCGCCGTTGTTCGACTTGTGGATCATGAACCCGGCAGCCTCGCCCACGAAGCCGTTGCGCAGGCCGGTCGTGGCACCCGACTCGTTCGCCTTGATGAAGCGGGAGTCGAGCAGCAGCTTGGCGTACGCGGCCGGGGGCAGGACCATCCAGCGGCCATCGCTGGGAACGTTCGCCTCATCGAGCTTGACCGACGCGGGAACCAGCAGCAGGTCGTACAGGTTGGTTGCGGTGGTCGCGTCAACCACGCCGAGCGAGTTGGACGCCGACGCGCCGACCGCGATGCGAGTGGCAAGGAACCGGTCAGCCACGTCACGCAGACCGTAGGCAGCCTTCTGGGCGGCCTCCGTCATCAGCGCGCCACCGGAGGCAGCCTGCCGCTTGTCGATATCGTCGATCGCGAACCAGAACGCCTTCGCCTGATCGATCAGCAGGAGCTGCTGCGAATCGGTCAGCGCCTGCATCGCGGACAGGTCGGTGTCCTTGGTGTAGTCGAGGATCGTAGGGTCGGCGATGCCGGTGATGCGCACAGTGTCGCCCTGGGAGGCGATCTCGCCCTCGTACTTGCGGTTGGCGAGCCCGGAGAAGACCAGAACCTTCTCCAGGGTGGACAGGAATGTTGCGGACCAGATTTCCGGCTGGAAATAGGTGATTGCCATGAGTGGCGCCTTTCAGGATGGGGGGTTTACGTGCGGGGGCCGAGGATCGAAGCCAGGCGGCCTTCAATGCGCGCCTTCTCGATCTCGTCGTACTTCTTCTCGGCGTAGAGCTTGCTCACGTCGTCCTTGCTCAACTGGGCTGCCCCAGCGCTCACCGGCACACCAACCCGCCCCTGACCGTCCGCAGATGGCGCAACAGGCAGCTTGGGGGTCACGCCCTTCCATGCCAGCGCTTCGGCGGCCGAGGCTTCCCACTCCTCCAGCGTCGAGCCGTGAATGAACGAGGCTGGGACGCCCTTCTCAGCGGCAAACGACGCCCGCTCAGCATCGGCGGCGCGCTTCTCGGCGGCCGCGAGACGGTCGGCGAGCTTCTGCTCATTCGACTTGGCGGCTTCCTCGATCTCAGCAAGCCGCTTGGCAGCGTCAGCGTTCGCCTTCGCCTCCGTGCGGTGCTTCGCGTTCTCGGCACGCAGCTTGGCGACATACTCGGCGTCGAACGTCTTCGGCTCCGCACCCTCCGGGAGTGTGATCGGGGCCTCAGCTTCGACGGGGGTAGTGGGGCTCGGTTCGGTGATCGGTGCAGACATCGTGATTACCCTCCTGGGGCTAGTGCGTCCGCGCATCAAGCGCAGATTTCCCGCCGGGTGGCGGAAGTCAGTTGGTGCCCTGCTGGCGTCGAAGCTCAGCGAGGATCTTGCCGGGATCGCCAGACCCAGCCTCGCGGCGGGCCGTCGAGTAGGCGTCGTACATTGCGTCCGGGTCGTAGCCCTTCGGGTAGTCGCGCTCATCGCGTACCAACGTCGGCACGCAGTCGCACTTGCCGTGGTACCGGTGCCCGTCGCCGGCCGTCTTCGCGGATCGGTACACCGCGCCACGGGACGCCAGCATGAGACAGAAGGCGCACGTCTCCGACCCGGACGGCACCCGGGCAAACCCAGCACCGGAAGCAGACGCGGAGTTCGCCAGCGTGTCCCGGTAGGGCTGCTTCACCAGTTCATCGAGCAGCACGGACAGGTTGCCGGACTGGTCAGGCGTGGACAGCGCCCACCCGAGGCGGGCAGTCGCCTGCCGCTCATTCACCGCAGCCGCCATGACCGTCCGAGGGCGGGCCAAGTTGAGCTCAGCAGCCTGCACATCGAAGAAGTCGGCGGCCAAAGTCGCGGACATGTTGCCGTAGCGCTCCAGCACCCACGACCAGCCGTTCGACAGCGCCCGATTGACCATCACCCGATCCGAGGACCGGAGCGAATCCCACACCGACTGCCAGTCGGCCTCAGCGGCGGCGGCAAGCGCGTTCAGCGCCCGCCGAACCTGCTCAACCTCAGCCTGGGTTGCCACTGGACGCAGACCCAGCCAGCGCCGCGAACGCATTCCGGGCTGACGCGCGCGCCCGGTTCCGGTCGTCCTCCTCGATCTGATCCTGAGACCAGCCGAGGTACACCTTCTGCGCCATCTGGACCGACATGCCCGACGCGACAGCCTTGGAGTAGGCGTCCATCTTCTCTGCCAGGGTCACCCATGCCGGATTCTCGAAGTCGATCTCCACCGTCTCATCGCCGATCTCGACACCCTCGACGCCAAGCGCGGTCACCATCGCGGCAGCAGCGGCTAGCTTGATCCGGTCAATGTCGGCCTCGCATGCGTCCACCTGCTGCGCCGTGGTCGCCGCAGCGCCACTCGCCGACTGGTTCGCCGAATCCGGCTGCAGCATCGAAATAGGGGTGCCGGTGACAGCGCCGAAGTCGCGCGCGTCCGCCTTCTCACCATCAAGCATCATGCTGGTGTCAGTGACGCCCGACTCCCAAATGTTGATGCCCGGCGGGAGGTCCCACAACGCGCCCGGGGCCGGCTCAAACACCTTGGCCCAGTCGATGACGTTGCCGTTCTCGTCCTTCTCTGGCAGGCGGGCGCCGGGATCCTTCTGCAACGCGCGCTGCTTGAAGGCCTGAATCGCAGCCGTCGACAGCCGCTGAAGCTTGCTCAGGTTAATCCGGTCGATCACGTCGAGATGGGGCTCAATGAGGCCCTGACCATCGCGGCGCTCGAAAATCCACACCGGAGGCGGTCCGACGTACGTTTCAGCAGCGGCCAGGGGAAGCCAGCCGCCAGCGTTGACCAGGCGAACCGAGCGATCCCCGTTAAACAGTTGCCACGACTCGCGGTAGAAGGTCTGCCGATGGCCCTCGGCCCACACGTTCGCGTAGTCGATGCCCTCCACCGTGTCGCGCCACACCTTGATGGCGGCACGAGCTCGCCACTCCTGCACCGGGTCCGGCTCGGCGTACAGATGCTCCGGCTTCTCGGCTGTCAGCAGCGCCCGGCCGTCAGCCTTGCGCCCAGCCACCAGATAGCCGTTGCGGGCGCTCACCATATCCCAGACGGCATCGGAGATCAGCATGGGCAGCCGGTTGTCCCGGGCGATCCTGCGGGCCGCCACCGAGGCAGGGGACTGGTCATCAGAGCCGACACGGACGCCACGAACACGGATCCGGTTCGAGTGGGACTGGCAAGCGATCCCGCCGAAGTTCGTCCGCGCCCGCTTCTGGAACGCGACCCACGTCGCTCGCGCATTCTTGGACATCTCCGGCAACGGAGCATTGCCGTTGACGTACGAACGCAGCCGGGCAAGACCAGACTGCCGCGCGTCCATCCGCTCAGCCAGGACGGGCAGCCAATCCTCGGGGGTGATCAATGCCATGCAATCCCCCTCAGTAGATCCGGCGCGGCATGGTCGCCGCGAAGTTGTCGAAAGTTGCCGTAGAAACACCCCACAGCGCGAACGTGGCCGCCTCGATCGGGAGCACGTCGCCATCGCCGATCGGAGCCCAGCCCCAACCGCCAGCCGTGCCGATCTTGCGCTGAGTCGCGGCCGCCACCGACCCATTCAAGTCCGGCTGGTTACCGTGCGTCACAGTCGCCGACTCAACCGCGTTGAGCATCATCGAATGGGCCGTCAGAACCTCTGGCACCATCGGCAACACCATCGCGGCCTTGGACACGCCATCATCGGCCAGCGACTGGCCCAGCGCACCAGCGCCCGCCTTGCCGTCGATCACCACAGCACAGAACGACCGCCACAAGTCGCCAGCCAGCAGCGCGCGGACCTTCGCCACACCCTCAACCGCAGACCATGCACCCAACACCTCGACGTGAGCCACGCCGCCAGCAGGTCGACGGGCGGCAGCCAGAGCAACCCGCTTGCCGTCCATGCTGAACTTGACACCCAGCGCAACCCGCCCCGCACTCGGCGGGTTGGCAGTTGCCAACTTCGCCCACGCGTCACGCTGGATCGTCGCCTGAGGCCCGGACGAGTCAAGCCAGATGCCCAAACCCTCCAGGCGGAAACTCGCCAAGCCCAGCAGCTCCAGCATGCGCAGGATCGCAGCACGCGGCGTCCACTTCGGGAAGCTCGGGTTAGCCTTGGCGATCTGCACCCAGTCGATGAAGCCCTTCGGCCACTTCGCCGGATCTGTGGATGGATCGGCGCTGAACTCGATCAGCAGAATGTTCTCGGACTCGCCAGCCAGCGCCTTCGCGCGGAGCCGGGTGAACACCTCGCCCGGATCGGTTGGCTTCGGCGGGGTGCCGGTGAAGATCACCAGCGGATTCGTCGCCTGATTCGCGGCCGGCACCATGTCGTCCAGCGCGTCATCGGTGAGGATCTGCGCCTCATCGAACACGATTACGCCGATGTCCGGGATGCCCCGGCCGAATCCGTTCTCGCGGGCACCGAACAGGATGCGAGAGCCGTTCTTGAACTCCACCGACTGAGTACCAGAACCAGTCAGGACCCGCTCGACGTACGGCTTAATCAGCTTCCGCCGCGCCATCGCCTGCATGGAGCGGAACGTCTCGTTCGCGGTGCGGACCCGGTGCGCCGTCCATAGGACAGTCAGATTCGGGAACATCAAGCATAGCGCGAAGACGATGGCGCCCATGAGGAACGTCTTGCCAACCTGACGCGGAATC